TTAGCCATTATACATAATCCTGAACTTATTGAAGCATCAAACTTTGTTCTGTCATTTATATCAAACTTTGCCCAATCTTCAAGAGTCCTTGTAAATGGCATTGTTCCCATTTCTTCAGGGTCTCTATACTTAGCCTCTAAGTCTAATCCAACGTGTTTTTCTATGTACGATTCAATTGCTGAAGCGTGTGCTTGCTTAACATCTTCTGAAGAGTTTGGAATACCGCCTAATTCTCGTTCAGTCTTTGTCAGTTTAGCCATCTGTTTGTCAGGTCTATTAATAGAAAATCCTCTATATCCTCTATTTTTTATATGATATAAAAGTCTTGGCTTATTATTTTCCACTAAGATAGGCATTCCGTAGAATATACACGCCATGAGAACTTCCTCAAAAAATATCTCTGCCGTCTGTGGGCGAGCAACATACTCTAAGAAAAACTCATTAGTAGGAGCATCGTCCATGTGGAACTTAGTCATACCATGCAATGCACCATTTGAACCACGTCCACCAACTACTGCTGATATGTCATAGGAGTCACAACCAAATGACCCAAGGTGTTCATTACCGGGGTATTTAATACCATTACGGATATGAATATTGTTCTGCATGTGTTTTGGTGGTGCCCAACTTATAAGGAATCGTCCCCTGCTATCAGGAGTCCATATTACTTGAGTATCTTTAATACCATCCTTCCATGAAAATGCCCCACGAGTAAGGTAATGTTCCTTAATCATTGAGTCATTGTAGTCAATCTGCTGATATAGTTTGGTTAAGTTAAATAAAGACTGCTTACTCTCATCTCTAAAAGCATGAGATTGTGTCCTTGGAAACTGACGGTAAAATTCGTTTAATGCATCAGCATCGCTCTTTAATGAGTCTACCTCAGCCTCCCAATAGTCTATTGCTCCATTTGTAATCCAATTGCCATCAACACCCATGATAGGTTCTTCAGGCTTTCTAAATACAGGATGACCATATCTATCAATAAAACCTTCCATGTTCCACTCCATAGGAATAAACAAGGAATATAAACCACTCTTAGTCTGACCGTTGGCATTTCGTTTTAATACATTTGAATCCTCAAACATATCTTTATAGTTCTGCCCTCCTTTAGATAATGCATTTGAGGTAGAACCCATCATACACTTACCAATAATCTTGCTACCTAATCGAAGACACGTTTTAGTAACACGCCAATTCTCTTTAATGTTTACAGGCTTAGTCCATTTTCCACTTTCGTCATGAGCTAAGAATAATAACTTTTCTCCATCATATGAGTTATCATCAGTATTTTTCCAATCTATTGATGTATCAAGACCTTCTACTTCCGTATCGTCAGCATCATACATATTTTTTTTGGTAATCTTGGATGCCGGTATTCTGAAAGCTAATTCAGTTTTAGGCTTATCCATACCATCCATAATAGGTTTAAAGAAAAATGGAAGACGACTATTAATAGGAACAACCTTGTCAGTAAACATCTTTTTAGCATCAGGTCCTGTCTTTGATAACATACCTATACGTGCATTTCGTGCAAGTGTACCTATGTTTACACACTCAGATGAAGACATAAATGAAAATCCTGAACGTCTTATTTTTAGATAGATAATACCAAATGACCTTGGGTCAGCACGACAGGCTTCCCAAAATATCCAATAGATGCGGTTAGCTTCACGGAAGTCAGGATAACCAACGTCAATACTTGACCATTGCAAGTACGTATAATGAGAACCGGTTATGTAAGTTTTAACTCCATTGTTCATGAACCAAAAACCTTGTTCTCTACAATCAAACTCGTTCTCAATGTAGTCTACCCAACGATTTTTAAATTCTTTTGATTTTTCGTTCCATTGAAATATGGATTGTATTCTTGCTAAATCACGGGGGAGTTCTTGTCGTTCCCAATATTGTTCAGCTTTAGCGGAGTGTCTTTGGAGACACTTATCGGGAGTGGCAGGCAATGCTATCTTAAGTCCTTCAATCTCTACTATCTGTCCTATCTGCCCTGTTTTTGAAATTACTGTAACATTATATTGTTCGTTATAGCCATAGAGCCAAGACTTCACTCTGTTTTTATTAGAGATGACACCTGCCGGTATATAGTCTTCTATTATTCGGCACAGACTATTGCTTTGACCTTCGTTCTGCAAATCCTTGTTTTGTATCTGTTTTGCTTACTCCACGCTCTGCGGAGTCAAGATTTTCTTGTTCTAATTCTATTCTACTTAGTATTTCAAATGCATCAAAGATAGCTAACTTTTTAGCGGCTGCCGCATTCTTCATTTTATCAGCAGATACGTCAGTATCTGACTCGGTATTAATAATATCTTCTTCAGCTACTTTTACAAGATGGTTAACAGCTTTATACCCCGCCTCAATGATTCTTAACTTTATCTCTCTAGTATCTCTCATTACTTAGATTTTAAAAATATTATCTGAACCAATCGAGATTGTTCACCTGAGCCAAAGTTCTCAAGAATATTTCTTGAATGCGGGGCATCAGAGTTAAATGCAACCATTCGGTTGAATTTAGAATACATTGTAAGTAAAGATTTTTTATCGTCATCGTAGATGGTTGTTCCATCATTGTCAGGTGCTTGTTCATTTAAGTATAAAATACAAGTAATATCACCCATCATCTCATCCGTATGGATAAAGTTTGGCTCTTTCTGATTTAATGGAGACTTCCTTACAAAATTAAATGAAACATTGTATTGGTTAAATAGTTCAGATACATACTGAGCAAACTCATCATTATTGTCTCTTGGCTGAATGTTTTTAAATGTATTCTCCCCGTCTGCAATATCTTGAAAGCCATGCTTGTGTATGTCCTCAACATAAGCAACAGGGTCTTTTATTATATTGTCAAGTGTAATTAGATTCATAATTTCATTGTTATTTGATGGTCATACATTCTGTATAACTTCTCATCATCCACTGTGAACTCATATTCGCTGTCAGGAGAGAAGCAAACCATGTCCCCCGACTTTACCCCTTTATCTAATAAGTATTCATTAGGGTACTTCATTATGCCCATCAGAGGCTCCTCTGAGAAAGGCTTCTTAATATAGCTTTCAGTTGTAGGAATTGGCTTTACAAAGCAGTATCTATCATAGGCATTCCACGTAGAGTTGTGCTTATACATAAAGAATTGGTCAGGCTCAATAAAGAATAGGTCGTCTTTAAAAAAAGACTTACCACTTTTTTGCCTACCCCTTACATCATTGTAGAACTTAAAAACATTGTGGTGTACAAGAAGAGTATCTGACTTTTGAATAGGTCCGGTATAATCCAATGGCAACTCAACGACTTCTGCAAATCGGTTAGAAAACCTATGGTCTTCCTCAGAGGTGCTGACAATAAAGTCAGCACCACTTATCTCTTTTGTATTATCGTATCGCTTTCCATTAGCCGGCTTGGCTATGAAATAGAATGGCGACCTCATTAGATATTTATATTATATTCAATTGAAATAGGTATAGTAGAATTAAATTCTTTCCAAAGAACTATTTCATTCTTTTCATTAATAATATATATTTGAATAGATTCTTTGGTGGAGTTGAACTTAATTAAATGTATTTCATTAGTATCTCCAAGAACTTTTTGTCCTACAAGATAATGCATAGCACCACCTTTATAGTCAGGTCCTATTGACACTTTACGAATATCCATTACAATTCCTCTTCTTTCTCTTCTTTAAGAAACTTAACTCCTGTAATCCAATCTTTAAGAAATATGAATGGTTCTAACCCTTGAGGGTTCATGATACTAATAGGAGTAAAGTCAAATTCCTTCTCACCCAATTCAGTAATGTCCTTAGTAAGTTTTTTGATTCCTTCTTTGGTAAACTTGAATCCACCTTTATCGTCAAGGAGTAGACAGTCTTTGTCATCCACCTGTGCATTGTCAAGTCTTAACCCTTCGATTTCTGACTGAAACGCTTCATGATGAGGCTTGATTTTCTCATAAATGCGGAATAGCTTCTTTTGAGTTTTGCTCTCCTGAGAACCGATTACGGCATTAAGGTTAGCAACTAACGTGTTGATTTGATTAAATTTCATTTTGATTTGATTTGATTTATATAAAAGTAGTAATTTATTCTGTAACTTCTGCAATAGGTTCTATAACTTCTGCAACAACAGGAGGAACAATAGGAGGAACGTAATCACCTGTAATAACTAAATTAAGATGTTCAATTCTTTGTACTTTTTTTTGTTTTCTTCTTTGGTTTTCATGTTTGTTTTTTTGGTTTACTATTTGCTTTGGTTATAGGTTTGATTGTAGTATTCTTCTGAAGTTCTTTTCTTTAATACGGCGTTTACTTTACCATCATTGAAAGCCATCATTAAATGCTCTTTTTCTTTTTCAAGTGCTATATTAAACATATAAGTAATCATTTCTTCTTCTGTTGGCGATAATCCTATAATCCCATCTATTTGCATAGCCTTTAAATTATCTCTAAATTCTTGCATTGCTGTTTTCATGTTTTGTTTTTGGTTTGGTCAAATGTAGTCACTTTATTCTAAATTATTATCAGTCGGCTCAGGCTCAGGCGTAACTTCTGCTATCGGCTCAACAACAGGAGGAACGTAATCACCTGTAATAGTTAAATTAAGTTGAGTAGCTACCCAATCATAAGCATAATCATTTGTTTGCCAAGCAACATAATCTTCACCTGACATAGATAAATTACCTTGAGCAAGTTGTTGCATACTATCGCTTAAAAGAGAACAGTAAAATGTTGCTGATGTACTTAAATTGTCATTAATACAATAGGCGTTTAAAATACTTGCTTCTTGATTTGTCCCGTTATCCCATATAGAGATAGGAGTTATATTTTTCATATTATTTGATTAAAATGTTGCTAAAATTGCTCCTTTTGTAGGGCATTGATTTGATGTATAATATGCCGATAAGTTAACTGAATATAAACTTCCTGTTGATATGCTTGTATAGGTTGCTAATTGAGCAGTTGTCAAAGCCTCTTTATCTAAGGCGGAAGGTATTGTACTAACTGTAATCAAACCAATAGCACCTGCATTTCTAATACAGTTTCCTGTAACTAAACTTGCATCATCTGTTCCATTCCATGTATCTGCCATATTAGTTTAGTTTAGCTTTTAGTTCTTTTATCTCTTGTTGTAATTGAGCAATTAATAAAGTATGCACATCTAAATATTTTACGGCAGTAACATCCTTGTCTGTTAGTTCAGGCATTAATGAGTGTATTTGCTCTGCTGAATAACCATATCTCACATCTTTGTTTTCGTCTGTTTTACGAGTGTATTGTATAACATCTAAATTTAGATTTGTTAATGGATTAGTTTTTATAATGTCTTTGCCCTTTATAGAAGAACTTTCAAAGAATCCTGTTGCAGTAACAGTTGAACTAAAGATAGCTGCTCCTGTGCCAGATATTGATGCTATTTCAGTACCACCTCCATTTATAAAAGTAAATCTTTGTGTAGTATTTGAAGCAAAACCAAATTGGAAACCATTAACATTATTTTGAAATGTAGCTAATGCATTTGATGAACTTGCAGTATTCCCTAATGTTACATTGTTACTAAACGTAGCTGCTCCTGTGGCTCTAAATGTACCATTAACATCTAGCTTGTAACCTGCGTCTGTGGTTGTTCCTATTAGTACGTTGCGACCACTTGTTAAAGTCATTACATTACCAACTCCAACTAAATCAAAATATAAATTATTAGCATATCCTGAAGCAGCACCATTACCTCCAACTCCTATTTGATAATTTTTTCCAGATGCTCCATTATTTATTAAATCAACAAATGTATAACCTGTCGTTGAATTTGTTGCTGCAACTAAACTTGAATTAGTTGTTGATGAAATTGTTAAACTTGTTTGAACCCTCCCAGTCCCATTAACATCTAGCTGATAGGTTGATTCGGTTGGTGGAGGTGTTCCGATTAATACTCTACCAGATGAGGTAATGCGCATACGTTCGGTAAAACCAACAGCAAAAGCTAAATGTTCGTTCCCATTTATACTTAACCCATTTGATGTTCCGCTTCTATTTATAGTACCTATATATGTATCATCTGAACGCCTAAATACCACAAAATTATTACCATCAGCCGATGCATTGTCATCTCTTATATTTAATCCTTGCGTAAATGTTCCACTGCTATTAGTAGCAATTAACATTCTTTCTGAACCTGTTCCAGCAGTTGCACCTAAAAATAACCTACCACTAGAATCCAACGTCATTGCTTGAGTAAAGGATATAGCGTTACCTGCTGTACCTGATGGGGCGTTTAACCAAACGTGTTGACCTAATGAATCTTGTTCATAAGTTTGTGCAAAACCATTTTTTTGGTATTTATTACCACTATCGTAAATCCTATTTCTTGTTATATATAAATTGTCTGAAAAATCAAATATTGTAGAAACTGCACCAATCTGAAATGCTTTTAACCCTGATAAATTCCACGCACTCGGAGTAACTCCTAAGCCTAGATTGCCAGAAGGGTCTAATACCATTCTTTGAGC